CCATGATATCCCGCGTCTATCTTGCCTGTTTCAATCACTAAATACGTTTTACTACTTACACCACTACGACTAGTTAATAGTCCGACATAGCCCTCTGGTATACTCACAGCTACATCTGTTTTGATCACTGCTTTTTCTTGTGGTTCGAGTACGACAGTTTCAGCTGAGAATATGTCATAACCTGCATCCGTCTTATGATTTCGTTCGGGCATTCTAGCATTTTTTGATAATAGTTTTACTTGTAATGTGTTAGTCATTTTCCTATTCCTCCTCATATTTATAGACAACTTGACCTGCCATAATCCCTACTGCTTCATCAAGTTCAATACCTTCTTTAACTGAATGTTGAATAGCATTTGTCATTCCCTCAAGTATTTCATCAAACGCTTGCGCTTTCTTATACACGTCTTCAACCTCTTTTAGTAACCCCTCTGTGTCATTACCGTTATACGCACTAGCACTAATAACGGACTGTTCGATTTTTTCGCGATTATTCATTTGTGTCATCCTCCATAAAAATTTTATTGTTTAATTCCATTCCGAATTTAACTCTTTCATCATCGTTACCGAATTTGTTTATTAAATCTCTTTCAACGCTCTTGCAATACCTATCCCATGCGCTTGCTTTCTTCTCCAGTTCTTTGTTACAATCTCGTAACTTCGCTATAACCCCAATAAGCTCATATCGTTGCTTCTTGTACTCATCACGTTGTTTTCTCATCTTCTTCAACCTAGCGTCCATTACGCTTAGTTGGAACCCTGTTTCATAGTTCATTCTACCAATCTCCCATCTTTCCAAATTAATGTCATAGTTAGGCCGTCGTTCAAGATGTAGAATGCTTTGGTAGGGAAAAACGTGTTCTCTAAACGTTCGTTGATACTAATACTTGTGTGTAACGCTGACATACAGGCTCCCTCTTGAAGCTCGTACACTTCAAACAACCTATCAAATACTGTATCTTCTGTGATTTCCTCTTCAACTTCAACTATGAAAGGAGTATCAATTGGAATAAAACTTGATATCGAACACGTATTTGTATTTCGTTGAAAACGAACGAATCCATTACTAAAAACTTTTGCAAGAAAAATTTTTCCTTTTGATAGCTCCGGATTTTCTCGCGCCCACTTAATTAATTCATCTAGTCTCATTTCTTTTTTAACTTTGATTTTCATTTTTACATCTCCTTAAAATAAAGTTAGTTGCTTCTGTTCCTCATATTCCAAACCATGTTGCTTTATATATATTTCGAGCTCTTCCGCTGTATCAAATGTCTTTTTCACGCTTTGCCAACCTGGCACGATATGCCCATGAAAGTAATAAGTGCCGTTTACTACATGAATATGTGCCACTCGCTCGTTATCCTGATACAGATATCTCTTAGAGCCGAAAAATTGGTTTAAGTATTCTTTACGCGCGTTATCTGTCATGGTCATTACCCCCACAAGTCAAACACTCTATCTACATAAAACTTCGCTTTTGCCATATCCTCATGACCATTCTTTAACGGTGCTCTAGACAAGTATTTGATTGCATTACCTATTGCAAATGCTAATTGTGGTGGATACTGTGCCGTTACTTGTTCAATAAAATCTATAATTTCAATATCGCCGTATGTGTAATGTGCTGGTTGCTTAACATTGTCTTGCGTTTCATTCATGTCTACTTTTCTGTTACTGATTATGCTCATTATGCTTCACTCCATTTCTTGAACATTTGGTTATAAGTGACATCGAACCAGTACGGATCACGTGAATGTTTTTGTGGTACATTAAACAAATGTGGTTTCCTCTTACGTAGTTCAACCTCTTTACGTCGTTGCCTAGCTATTTCACGTTCTTTGCTCTCTCGTTGCATAATTCTGGATAATACGATTTCTTTATACTCAGCTAAGCGCATGCCATAAGGTGCGTTTAAGGCTTCTAACAACGCCCAGCCACCACGTACTCTTTTTGCAACCATTCCAGGAGTTAACCCGTTCTTTTTTTATCAATTCATTTTCATGTTCGGTAAATTTATATGGTTTACCGTTAATCTTCACGACACTCATTTATTCCACCTCTACATTTACATTTCTAATTTTTAAATTGTCATACTCTAGTAATTCGTCTGGATTGTTATATAAGTAATCTGCCAGCGCTTCTTTTTCGATATCCACATCATCAAAATACTGATATTCAACTTCTGTAGGTATCCTTATATCAATCGTTGCGTTTATATATGCTTGCTGTTGCATTAGATCACTTCCTCAACTCGCATGATTATTTTTGGTTCTAGTCCATAACGCTTTGAGCTAGTTATTTCTGTAATTTGGTTATCGTCTTTCCACACATGACCATTACATGCGTCTAATACTGTTTTAATTAAGTTATCGATATCCGGCTTAGTCACTTTATACTGTCCAACCATTTCACTTTTCTTTTTCTTCGACCATGATTTAAGTAATGGAAAGTAAAAGTCTAATTCGATTTTTAGTGCGCGCTCTAGATTTAACTTAGGCATTTGCCCTTGTATATACGCTTTATGATTTGTATAAGCTGTTGGCATGTATGTTTGAACAAATCTACCTGTATTACGAAAGCGTGGACGAGGCGAGCCCATAGGTGCCTCGAACGTTTCGTTAAATTTAATTTCTATTTCCATGTGCCACCTCTAAATATCAAATATCGTTGCTTGTAAACCTAATTCTTGCTCATATAGAAGCCCGTGAGCGCCTTTAAATCGTTTTAGGTCACTATCAGTCATAATTTTCTTTTCGTCGCTGAAATGGGCTCCTGTGAGCGAATAAACTTCATTTACGTTGTCTTTATACTTGATGACTTTGATATCTTCCGTGCCATCTTCTCGGTATAAGTAATATTTTTCTTTCGGCATTTTTAACACTCCTTAATGTGCGTTTTCTTCCAGTTGATTTCATTCATAATTTTCTTTTCAACTTTGTCATAATCATCGAAAGGCGATAACTCGTTATTGTCTAATAATCTGTTAACTGCCCAACCAGTTTCTATATAGACATTTGCTACAATCGGGTCGTTTTGCTTTGTCTCTTCATACATCGATTTCAATAAGCTTTTGAATTGCATGGTGTTCATGTGAAAAACCTCTGCGTCTTCTTGTAATACTCGAATTCAATTATTCCGGTTTCGCCGTCTTTGTTTTTGGCTATGTTACATTCAACAATAGATTTGCCTGTGATACTGTCATCTTCGTCACGGTTATAATAATCATCACGGTAAAGTAGCATTGCTAAACTCGCATCTGCCTCTATTCCGCCTGATTCTTTCATGTCCGATAGCATTGGTCGTTTATCCTGCCTAGACTCGACTCCACGATTCAGTTGTGAAAGTAGTACAATGATTGCGCCTGTCTCGTTAGCGATTATCTTTAAGTCGCGTGATATCTTTTCTACTGCTACACGTCTATCAACTTTCGCATCAGTATCCATCAGTTGAAGGTAATCTATAAAAATAACTTGTTGCCCGTCTGAATGCCTCATTGCTTGCGCTCGCACATCTTGCGGTGTGATATTACTTTTATCAGAAATATCGATGCCTAATTTCATGATTTTATCCATCGCATTCGTTAACTTTGTTAAGTCATCCGGCGTTAAGTTCCTGATTTCTTTTATCTTTGTTAACTCAATACCAGTAATTGTTGATAACATACGTTTCAATACCGATGTGCCGGTTGTTTCGAGACTAAAGAAAGATGTTTTGTATCCATTTTGTGCTATGTTCAGCATCATGTTTAATGCAAAGCCTGTCTTACCCACTGAGGGACGCGCTGCGATGACGATTAATTGTGATGGCTCTAATCCCCCTATTTTGTAATCCATTAGCTTGTAACCCGTCTTAATTTGCTTCTTAGGGCTATCGCTGTATAACTCTTCGACAAACTCCTCAACAAACTTCTTGGTTCCATCTTCTTTTCTGTTAGTAATCGTTTTTAAATCCTTGAGTTCATCAATCAAGTTGTTAAAGTTTTGATTCGTAGGTTGTTGTTTGAACTCAGTTACCAATTCGTTAGCTTTGTTGAGTTGATAACTTTCCAATAATTCTTGTTGATAACGTTCAAAGAAACCGTATCCAATGAAATCGGAGTTATAAAGTTTAGTTATAGTATCTGCATCTAAAAATTCTTTATCTTTAGTTGCTTTTAAATAAATTTCTTGATGATCTATCTTTCCGACGTCCATTACATAATTGAAAAAGGTTTTAAACTTTTCGTTCGTAAACATATAATCTTTAACTCGTATCTTTTCTAGTACGTCCGGTTGTTTGAGCAGCGTAGCGATTATTGTGCTTTCAATTTCAAATTGTCCATAATTCATTCGTTATCGCCCCCAAATTCTGCCAACTTATTCATGAAGTTATCTAGCGCTATTTTTCTTTGTTTGACATATTCGGGGTCATTCTGCATTTTCCATTGGTGTGTAGCAGTTTCGTTGTCTACCGGCTCGATAGATACTTTTTTAGGTGCCTTACGCATGATTGCTGGTAAGTTAGGCGGATACGGGTTGTTACTGTTGATATATCCATCTACCGCTTTTGCAGTTGGTTGATAATCTCCGTTTTGACTTAATACATCAATCCACATTTCTAACTTTGGTTTATCAAAATCGATGTTGTATACGTACCTAACTTTTTTAATAATTTCTAATGCTTGTGTTTTGCTCATCGGCATTAGTCATCACTCAATTCTTTTTCCATTTGCGCAATGACATCATCAGTTGTGTTTTTCCTAGGCGCTATTTTGTGTTCTGCATCTTCTTTTGTTTTGACATTCTCTTTAGCCCAGTTGTTCAAAACTTTAATTAAGTAGCCACCATGCGCACTTTTGCTTTTAGTGTACTCAACACCTACTTTTACAACTTCAAAAGCGTTCGTACCTATATCATCAATAGCAAACCCTAATTGCTCCATTTGATTAGGCGTTAACTTATCATCCAAATTTGCAATTATATATTTTATTGAAGATGAGAAGACGGCTTCTCTTTCTTCTTCTTTATTCTTATATTCTTCTTCTTTTTCTTCTTCTCTTTCTTCTTCTGTATCGTTACGTAACGTTACGGTAACGTTACGTTTTGCTTCTAGTAACTTTTTCTGTCTCTCTCGATAGCGTTGTTGTCGCAATTTATTTTTTTCTTTATGCTTAGCTTTGCTATCTAAGCTTTGATGCTTCTCCCAGTTTGTCACTTTTATGACACCATTAACTTTTTCAATCATGCCCAATGTCTCAAAAGTTTGAATTGCTAACCTTATTGAGTTAATAGGTCTATTAAATTCATTTGCTAACATTTCTTCGTTGTACGGCAAGTTTTCGGATAGCATAATATAACCTTGTTCATTGTACTTTCCTGATAAAGTTAGCAACTTAACCCAAATAGTTATGATCGTATCTCTTTCGGGTAAAGCTTCGATATATTTGATTTTGCTGTCATCAAACATGCCAACTTTAAGTTTTATCCACGATACTTCTCCCATTGTCTTCTCCTTTCAGCATTTTGTTGAGCCTCTCATCAACTTTTATCCACGAGTCATGCAAGTGATATTTATCATCAAACGACTTAACGCCAATCGCATGTTGCTCATTGTGATGTTCGCGACATAACGCTAATACATGTTTGTCATAGTGATTCATCTTATTTCTGTTCATGCCTCTGCCAACCGCTTCATAATGTGCTAGGTCAGCGTGAGGCTTTCCGCATATTACACAGTTACGGTTAACAGTTGACCAGTATAAGAACGATTTATCTTGTTTCAGCAAGTCGCTTGTTTTATAACTAAGCGGTATGTCGTTGTGAAATATCCAATCGAGTGTTACCTCGATAATTTGATTCGCTTGCATCCGTGTACAGTCACTTAACGAAATACTCTTGTCATAGTCATACAGAACCGTTACATATTCTTGGAACAAATACCTCATATAGTCACGTGGTTGGCCTGTGTGGCTCTCTATGTCGTTACAGAGCGCAAATATTTTTCTTCGTTGCTTGTCTGTTATTTTGAATGGGTCTTCGATTCGCAAATCACATTCGACTTCGTAGCCGTTATCAAGTAATAATGTTTCTTTGTCTCCTAGCTCGGCACCCTCGATAACGACTGTTGTTGTGCCGTCATCTTGAGTGATATAACTAGTAATTTTCGGCATTTATATCAACTTCTCAAATTTATATTTATTACCATGTATATCAGTAACATCTTTGTGATTATTTTTTATTTTGTCGCTAATATAACTATGACTTCTGCCTAAGAATTTTCCTGCTCTACTCATACTTATAAATTCATATTCGATACCTAAATGATTAATAAGTTTTACAGCCATATTGGTATGCATTAATCCTGTTTCAAATGCATGCCTATTATTTTCCAAGTGATTACACCATTCAAGATTTTCTACATTGTTATTTTTGGGGTTCCCGTCAATATGGTTAATACAATTTTTACCTTCTATCATTGGTATAAAGGCGAATGCCACTAATCTGTGGACTAAAAAATCTTTGCGTTTACCATTTTTCCAAAGGGTTACTCTTACATCTCGACCATTAGGTGTTTTATCTTTTAAATAACGCTGTTTCCAATGCCTCCATTTTGATAACGGTTAGACCAAGTAACTTTATTTTTGTGAGTTCTAACTCTACCTTTACTGCTTACTTCGTATATGCCCTCGTAACCTACAACATCTTTCCATAATTCGTTCATCTAACGCCTCCTAAAAAGGAAGATCCTCTATAGAGTCTGCGTTGTTATCAAAAGGATTATTACCAGTTTGAGTTTGTCTTTGTTGATGATAATTGTTGTTTGGTTGTTGGTTGTTATTCTTCGGTTCTAAGAATTGAACACTGTCCGCTACTACTTCTGTGACAAATACACGTTGCCCGTCTTTGTTTTCATAACTGCGTGATTGTAAACGTCCATCAACGCCAGCCAATGACCCTTTGGATAAATAATTATTTACATTTTCTGCTTGTTTTCTAAAAGTTACACAGTTAATAAAGTCTGCCTCACGTTCTCCTTGAGCGTTAGTAAATGTTCTGTTAACTGCGATAGTGAAAGTGGTAACACTCACACCATTTGGCGCTGTTCTATATTCTGGATCTTTTGTTAAGCGTCCTACTAATACTGTTCTGTTTAACATTATTGTTTTCCTCCGGTAATTGTTTTTGCGTTGTTTCGTAATTTTTGAATAGCTTCTGCTGCTTGTTTTTCTGTTAATTTATAGTTATTTATGTCGAATTTTTGTTCTACTATATTTTGTGGAGCTTCTTTATCCGTGCCCTTTATCAATTTAGTGAAACTTATAACCTCTTTCCTTAAAATCCCTATAGTTTCGCTACTTGCCCATTGCGTTCTAGTTTGTTGTTTTGGATTATTATTTTTTCCACTTGCTTCATTTCCATCATCGTCTTGGTCACTAGTAATACCGAAAATCGCAGATAGCGAATAACGTTTAAGGTAGCTGATTAACGAGCCTGCGCCTTGTGGCGTATTCTTTTCTGCATTCATAAATACAGGATCATACTCGATATATTCACCGCTTTCATGCATAAGCATTGTAGCGACTCCCACGCGCCCGTCTACATCGTTCAAAGCCCATTGAGTATAAGACAGTCCATGAGGTGTTGCCGCCTCGTCAATGGCTTCTACAACGTTCTCAAGAGGTACGTATTTTGATTTGAAAAATGGATTATTTTTATCTTTGAGCGGTTGTTTTACTTCTTTACGAAACGCAACCATAGCTTTATTTATTTCAACAACTGTTTCCGATTTATTCATCACTTAATCACCAGACTTTCTGTTACCTTTAATTCAACGCCGGGAATATCTTTCCCAGCTTTCAAATCATCGATTAGTTGCTTAGAATTAAGTTTCGGGGCTTGTGATAGCCAATAATCCTTTGGAATAAGTTTTTCATCGATAATATTTTTACTAGCCCCGTTTTTGCGCTTGTAAATATGATTAGTAGCTGTGCGGTAACTATCTACTTCCTGTGTTTCTAACATCTCTTTTAAGTAATCTTTTAATCGATCAGTTAAATTTTGTTTTTGTTTTTTTAAATTTTGAAGTCGCTTAATCTCTTTATCTATGACATCTATGTCACCTAATGTTTCACGTCTCCAATTGACAATGTTATCTACTTTGACATTCATTTCTGCTTGGATAGAATCTAATGTATCTTTTAATAATGTTTGGTCTAATTCATCTTGATTAGACAACTCTTTAAATGCTTCTGATAGCTCATATAGATTAGCCATTAGTTAATCCCCCTCTACCATTTCATGACTAAGTTAATTAGTCTGTCCTGTTCATCTGTGTTATTTTCAATCCATTCATAAATAGATTGATTTAATATGTCTAATGCTGTGTATAGATCATTCTCATCTGTTATATTTATACTGTCGATA